GAAGCTCCGCAGTAAGGGCGTGTGGGACCCGCTTGCCAACGTCTACAGCTCAATGCGCTATGCCATGTCGCGTTACGGTTCGCTGCCTGCCGCGTATGACCGTTCCGGCGGTTATGACTCCGGGGGCTGGCTACAGCCTGGTGCCACGCTCAGCGTGAATGAGTCCGGCAAGCCTGAGCCTGTGCTCACGTCCGCTCAGTGGTCGATTATGTCGACGCTGGCAGCCCGGGGCACTGAGGGCAACACGGGTGGCGGAATCGCTGACGGTACGCGCCTGGTCCTGGTGACTGAGGGTGGGTCCTTTGAGGCGTACGTGAACCAGCGCGCTGACGAACGTATCAAGACCGGGCTGACTGGTCCGGCTGCCCTAGGAAGGACTCTGTAAATGCCCGAAGACGGCGAGACCGTAAGCACCCCGGTAACGGACGTGACGGAGACCGAAGATGGCGTAACCGTCATTGGGTATCCGTCGGACACCAGTACCGGGGTCATCACCACGCCAACCATTGGCGCTGACAACGGTGTTGATCCACGCGGCCCCGAACAGGAAGGGGCGTAGTTGGTGGGGGTGACCACTTCCGAAAATCCGGAGGTGGTCACCCCTGCCTCTTCTCAAGGGGAATTGAATGGCTTACACGAACGCTAACCTTCTGGCTGAGAACGCGTCGACGTTCGAAGGTGGTACCCACGCGTGGGGCACTGATGCCGGGAATAACACCACGCTGTCAGTTGTGACCGGTCAGTTCCTGTCTGGCACCTATTCGCTAAAGCTCACCGCAACGGCGGCAGGGCAGGTCACCGGGTATGCCCCGCGCTTCAATGTCACGGCTGGCCTTGAGTACGTGGCCCGTGTTCCGCTGAGGACTAGTGCCGCTACGGCCGGGCGCACGGGTCAGATTCAGATTTCTTGGTATGACGCTGTCACCGCTGGCAACCTGATTTCCAGCACGGTGGTCAGCAACCTGCCCATTACGAATCAGTCCGGTTGGTTCAATGTCAACTACCTAGGACTTGTGGGCACTGCCCCGGCTAACGCTAAGTCTGGGGCTCTTCGCATCTTCGTTAACGGCCTTGCCGCTGGCGAGTATGTGAACGTGGATGACGTGTACGTTGGCGCTGCCCTGGTTCGTGCCGGAAACATCTACGGCTACAACACAGCGTCAATGGAACAGGACACGTCCGGGTGGAAGGTTGACAGCGGGACGCTGGCACGGGGCAACTGGAATCTGTCCGCCGGAATGGGCTTCTACGCCCTTGAGCTGACTTCCGCTGCCGCCGGGTCTCAGGAGATCCGAACTAACAGCTTCATCAACATCATCCCGGGCAAGGAGTACACCAGCTACACGCTGGCCCGTTCGCCTTCGATTACAACCACCTGGTATGCAGAGTTCCGCTGGTATGACGCTGCGTGGAACCAGGTTGGCCCGGTTACACAGACTGCCTATTCGGTTGGCGTGAACGTCACGAGCTGGATTGGCATTACGGCTACAGCGCCCACGGGCGTGAATGCCACTCAGTGCAAGGTGTTCTTTCGGCCACAGGCTACGGCTGCCGGGCAGGTCTTCGTCATTGAAGATGCACAGCTCTACGCGTCCGCCAACCCTGCCGGGAACCTTCTGAGTTACGCGGAGTACAGCACTGAGGGTTATCTACCTCCGTGGCTGGTGGACAACGGAACCGTGTCCATGACTCAGATCACCAGCGCCATCACTGACGGCTACTTTGCCTTGAAGCTGGTGCAGGCTGCCCCGGGTACGTCCACCGTGACGCTTGACCGGCTGGTGCCTGTGACTCCGGGGACCACCTACCAGGTAAAGGCAACCATCTTCCGGCACAACACTGATCCGGCGCAGAAGGTAACCAGCGCTGTTCGCACGCGTGTTGACTGGTATGACGCTGCCGGGAACCTGTTCCTAGCTGACAACCCTGACCAGTTCTACGCCGTTGAACAGGCTGCCGACTGGTGGGCTCAGATCAACTCTGAGACGCGCACGTGCCCGGAAGGTGCCGCGTTCGTGAAGGTTGGGTTTGAGGTCAACTCCGATAACCCGCTAGTGGATTACTGGTGGGCGGACAACGTCACCCTGATGGAAGCCGTTGCCGAGTACACGCTAGTGACCAGCAATGAAGACGGCAGTATCACGCTGACTGTGAACTACGTTCCTGACGTCAGCTCAAGCGCGTCTAACGTGACCATCACGCGAATGGATGAGTCCGGCAAGGCGGCTTCCATGCGTGCCTACGGGCGCACCTGGGACCTAGCGCCTAACCCGTACTCCACCATGGTCGTTGAGGACTACGAAGCGCCCCTAGGGTCGAAGGTCTGGTATTCGGTCAGTTGGACCAGTAGCACGGGTGCCACGAAGGGCCCGCGCATCCTGACTCAGACTGTCGACGCTCCCACGTTGGTGGATGCTGATTACGCCTGGTTCAAGTCTCCGGGTGTGCCAGCGCTGAACACCACGGTCATGATGGAAGCGCCGTTGAAGTGGTCCCGGGCAGCGCGGTCTACCCGCTATGACGTGGTGGGCCGGAAGAACCCTGTTCACATCACGGGGGCGCGTGCCGGGCGTACGTCCAGCATCACGGTTCTCATTTGGGACCCGGAAGCTAACGCCCTGTTTGACTCACTCCTTGACGCTGGCACGGCTGCCCTGGTGCAAGCCATGCCCGGCTACGGGATTGAGGGCAACCTGTACGTGTCCATTGGTGATGTGGACGTTGAGCCGCTGGACCCTGACGCCCGTGTTCCTGGCTGGCGTTGGACGCTGGCAATCACTGAGGTTGACCGGCCTGACGGTGGTCTACAGGGCAGTGCCGCGAACACGTGGCAGACCATCATGGACAGCACGGCTTACCCCACGTGGGAAGAGCTGTTCAACGCTCACGAAACGTGGACTTCGGTCCTGACTGAGGGGTGACATGCAGTCGGTTAGCTCGAAGTGGCTACCGGCACTGACAACGGATCACGGTCTTTCCACGAAGATCAATGTCATTTACAACGGCAGCATCGTTGCTGAGGACATTGCCTTTACGGACGGGTCGGTAAGCGTGGATAGGGGCAGTGACGTTCGGCGGTCACTGTCCCTTTCCATTGCTGATCCCGCACAGTTCCCGGTCAATGCCACGGACAAGTTCGCTGTCTACGGGCAGCGCCTTTACGTTGAGACCGGAATTCAGTACCTAGACGGGTCCGTTGAGCGGGTGCCCGCCGGGATGTTCGTCATCACCAGTGTCAGCGGCAACATTCACACTGGTCCGCTGTCCATTCAGGCGAGTGGTCTTGAGATCCTGCTCAAGCGTGCGCTGTGGGACTCTGCCACCAGCACGAAGGGCTATACCAACGCTGCCGCCTTCCTGGGTTACTTCATCCCCAACGTGATCCCGGGCGCTTCGTTCGTTGATGCGTCGACCCTGGGGGCTTCAACGCCACTGGCTACGAAGACGTGGGATGCGAACACGGACACGTGGACCAGCTTCCGTGAGGTGGCTGACTCCGTGGGCTGTGAGCTGTTCTGTGACGCTGCCGGGACCTTCCGGCTGGTAGATATCCCGGACCCCCTCAACGTGGCTGTGACGCCCGTCTGGGACGTGTCAGCGGGTGAGGCCGGAGTCATGGTCAGTGCCAACATGGAACTGACGGCGGATGGCGTGTACAACCGGGTGATTGTGACCGGGGAGAACAGCGCTGACAACAAGCCTGCCGTCCGGGGCACGGCCACCATCACCAGCACCAGTGACCCGCTGTACTACGGCGGTCCGTACGGCAAGGTGACGAAGGCTTACAGCTCTTCCCTGGTGACCACCACGAACCAGGCTCAGGCGACGGCTAACGCCTTGCTGGCGAAGTACCGGGCACCCAACCGCACGGTGACTCTGGAAGCCGTCCCGAATGCCGCGCTAGACGCTGGCGACCGTATCCGCGTGAACTACGGGGCTGCCGCCCTGCCTGAGATTCACGTGGTCCATAGCTTCTCCATCCCGCTGAGTGTGGGCAATGGGGGCTTCACTATCAACACCGTGAGCGGGAAGGCGGACGAATCCTCATGAGCGGACTAGATGGCCTTCTGAACGCGTCTGTGGATGCCGTGAAGCGGTCTGGTGTCCTTGAGTCCAACGCGTTTATGGCTACGGTCAGCGTGGTCAACTCAGATGGCACCGTTGACGTAACCAGGGCTGGCGACACCTTCC